CATCTTACTTTGTCTTGAGATATTTTATAGCCGAAGCGATATTGGGATAGATGCATTTTCCGAACCTGACACGACCTGTCCTAGGATTGTAGTACCCCTTGTGGCCATTGAAGATACATTTGTGAAGTTCACCCATATAAAAAATACAATATTATAATAATTAGTTGAGATGGGACTTTCGATTATTATGGGGAATATGTTTTCCGGTAAAACTTCCGAACTTATCCGTCGACTTAAGCGTCTAAAAGTCATAGGTAAGGAAGTCATGATTGTCAACTCGGCGAAAGATACCAGATCACCTGAAGAAGTTCTCAAAACGCATGACAATGTTAAGTTTAATTGCCACAAAGTGTATGACCTATTTGATATCATCGATACGGATGAATTTGAGCGGGCTGATATAATAGCCATAGATGAAGCACAATTCTTTCCCAGACTCAAAAAATTCATAGAAGGGTGTTTATACCTAGAAAAATCGATTATTATCGCAGGTCTTGATGGAGACTGTTTTCAAAGAAAGTTTGGTGAACTCATCGATTGTATCCCTCTCGCGAGTGACGTAACTAAACTTTCAGCGTTGTGTATGCATTGTAATGATGGAACACCGGGACCTTTTACCAAGAGGATTGTCAAAGACAAAACCCTAGAACTTATCGGTGGGAGTGATATGTATGAAGCAGTGTGTCACAATCACCTGTGAATATCCAAGATGAGTACAACCCTTCGACCGTCTCCAATTTTTAGAAGTTCATGGTATCTCGCGTGGTCAAAGAGGATATCTTCACCCTCTTTGTGTACGTACCGACCTTTATCCGTGTACAGGCTACAATCCCCATCACCGTGTATAGTCAACTGATATCGTAGGAGTTCATTTGATTCAGCACGATGTGGGTGTAAGACCATGGGACCCTCTATGACCGCAAATGAAGCACCCTCTGTATTTATACATGGTATTTGACGAATGAGACTATTTAGGAGTGGGAATTGTTCAGCTTTATAAAAATAGTATCCATCATTCTTTTCAAACCATGGGTTAGTATCATGGTACCACGTCTTTTCTAGAGTTGATGAAACTTTCTCAAACTCTTCACGTAATTTAGGATAATGGAGTTTCAATAGAAGAAGACCAGGATAATTCTTTACATCATACTCCGGTAGACACTTAATTATTTCTCGAAATGTATTTTGTATACCGAGGAGTGGTCGCCACACATTTGAAAAGTAAAGGTGGTCAACCGGTGGTTTTACATAATCATACAGGACCATCAGTATGGGCACAAACATAAACCGCCACATTATTTTCTCAGTAGATAATAAAAATGCCCGGATATCCCAAGTCCATGTATGCCGAGCCCAAGCCCACCGAGGAGGTTGCGACCACCAAGTCTCGCTTCTCCGTGCCCGCTCTCCCCCAGCTTACCATCGTCCAGATGGTTCTCGTCGCGCTCATCGCGGGCTATGCCTTCACCGCGCGCAAGATGAACGGTGTCGTCGTCGCCAGCCTTGCGCTGACCGTTGGTCTCCTCCACATGTATGATCACCTCTACCGTGTCCAGCGTGGCCCCGAAAAGCTCTTCTTCCTTCCCCAAGCTAAGAAGGAGGGGTACAGCTGCTGTGGTAAGTAAAAATCTCAGTAAATATAAGTATGCGCGTCAAGATAACTCGTAGCCCTAACCCTAAAAAGAAGTTCAGGGCTGTCTTAGAAGACGGCAGGACTGTTGACTTTGGTGCCAGTGGATATTCCGACTACACCAAACACAAGAATCCTTCACGTATGCGTTCCTATGTGTTGCGTCATGGGGGTCATGTACCCAGACAAACCATAGAAGAACGAGATCCCAAGAAGATCCAAACAAAAATGTTAAATGTCGATCGGAGCGACAAAGAGAATTGGAAGATGAGCGGTATCAGCGGGGCTGGTTTTTGGTCCCGTTGGTACCTCTGGAGTTTTCCTACGTTTCAGGGTGTTGAGAAGTTTATGTCTAAGAGGTTTGGTATTACCTTTCTTTGAACTCTTGAAATTCCTCATCAGTCGCTATACACACTGCCAAAGCACCATCAAACTCATGTTTAGGAAAGTCGTCGTCTAGTCCAATCGCACTTTCCCATACCTCATGTTTACGTTTTGAACCACCAAGTGTAATGATATCATCCGGGTAAGCAGATAGGGTATTCTTGAACTTGTTATTTTCTCGAGTGCCATCGATCAATTCATTTACCTTCTTACACGTTTCAGATTTACGGAGTTCCTGCATGTGGTTTTTCAACACATCCATCAATTCTTGGCGTTCTTCCGCAGATAAATCCGCGCCACCCGGACCACCCTTTTCGAATTCCTTCGTTTTTTCCTTATTCTTTTTGTTCATGACCTTCATCTCATCGACGATCTCCTTCCATTCGGTAGCTTTCATTTCCTTTTTGAAATTGGGTTCGGTCCCTGGGATAAACCCACCAAACCAACCCCCTGCAGCGGAAAAAGAAGAGCAGCAGCAAAGTCCTAGTACAACAGCAATAGCAGCCATATTATAATCTACTTATATTATAATATGGGTGATTTAGTTCTTATGGCCTGTGCCTTCTCATCTCTCATGAGTTCAGTGGGAGGTGGATTTTACATGTTCAAACAAGAACAGAAGAGGAAATTTATAGCTGAGAAGAAGGCTGCACCTTATGTCACTATCTTCGATGAATGTGACTATAAAGGGGTTATGGATGAAATAAAAGAAAATGAAGAAGTAAGTACGTCAGGATCTGCGTTTAAATCTATCATCGTACCAAAAGGTTTTAAAGTTGTTACATATTCAAAGGAGGACAAAGGTGGTGTCAAAATAACCCTAGGTGGTCCATCAGGCCAAAAGTGTACCAGCTTCAAATCAATTGCTGTTACAAAAGACTAATTTAGGCCACCCTCCTTTTTAATATCAATATACATTAATATGGATGCTATCGCAATTGGTGTAGTCTTCATGTCATGTATTTCTACTGCTGCAGGGGGTTTACTTTTTATTCAGACGAAAGATAAGGACGTTCGTGCGGATCAGGTATCCTCGGATGCGGCGGAACCAAAATTAAGTAAACCTTTATTTTATAAATTAACAAAACAACATCAACCTAATTCATGTGGGGGGGATGTACTCTATAGCTTGCATTCGACAACTATGGATTTAAGTGCTGATATAAAAATCGATGATGTTTCATCATCGATTTTAAGTCGAGGTGAAGTCCCTAGTTGTTGCCTTGAATTTGAGAATCTAAATTTAGATTCACTGTCATACACTTTATTTGGGGAGACACGTACTAAATCTAATATAAAAGGTGATACTAAACAAGTGTTAAATTTATCTGAGACTCGAGCTATTACGGGTGGGGAGCAAACTGCTTGTGCAACGGATATCAGTGCGAAATTCACAATTTTAGAATAATTCCTAAGCCGCCATTCCTTTCTTCTTAAGGACATTTTTCAGTTCAGCCATGAGTTTAGCGCGTCGAGCGTTTACGACTGGTCGCCGTTGGGGTGGAGGAGGAGGTGGGGGAGGAATACCCGCACGAACCACGGTTGGAGCAACTATAGTTTGACACACTCTGATAACTCTTTGTGCATTTTTCACACTGTTATCAAAGTTCATCTTAATTTTGGTGCGAAGTTCCTTAGCTGAGAGCTTCACACGTTTACCCTTGACAGTTTTGGTGACCCGAAGACCTTGCTTTTTAGCCTTGTTTTTTAATTCAAGATACTGCATCTACTATTGGTTGAGATTATTAAATCAATATAAAATCAGATCAAGAAAAGTCTTCAGCTCACCTGTCTCAATAAGTCTGGCGTATAACATACCTTCCTGATCAAAATAAAGTGGATTTACATTCGCCCTATTAAATACATTTTTAAGTTTAATTTTTAGTTTATCTAGATGCATCAGTACTTTGGATAATATATCAAAATCTAGGGCCTGGACACCCATACGGAATGCAACCTTGTTTACACTATATTCACCCGTATCAGTTTGAACAAGAAAATGTTTTTTTATAAATTCTTCTATTTCGTTTCTCGGGCTAATCCCAATCTGATTTGCAATTTGTGTAATTTCCATTAGATTATCCAAACCCGCTACTAATTTTCTTATAAATTCACGCTTACCTTGTGGGAGTGACATCTTATTGTGTATAAAGATAAAAAACGCACTTACGGTATTATGAGTGAAGCACATCAGCTTAAGGTGTTAATTCATAAAATTCTCCTTCCAAGAATTAGAAAACTCGAGGAAGAACTCGCGTCATTACGAAAACATACGTGGCCGTATGTACAGGGGAAAAAAGAATCTCATCAACTTGACGACATCGAGGTGAAGGTGGATTTTCTTAAACATCTCGATGAGGACACAGTAGTTGAATTATTGAGGACAAAGGCAAAAATATCTGGAAATACCGGATTTCTGACGAGGGAATACGATAGTCTACGAAATAATTTTTGTTGAACTATAGTAAAGATGCTTGGAAATCTATTTAAGACGTCAGGTGAACCCATGGGTAATACCCAACTCGGTTTCACAATCGCATGCTTACTTTGTTCAGTGATGGGCCTTATGGGTATAATGAAGATACCTGTAAAATCACCCCCTATATTAGCAGCTTGTGCTCTTTCGGCATGCTGTTCTTCTAGTCAAACAAGTTCACTTATAAATGACGTACAGAAACGTGTTAAGCAGGCCGCACCCACCGAGGAGCCCGCCGAGGAGCCCGTTGAGGAACCCGCAGCTTAAAAGAAATCATCAGTCCTGTACATATTTACAGTGAATGAACCAGTCTTTCCCATTACGGCGACTGTTTCATTTCCGTATAGTTCTTGGCATCCAATGTCCTCCATGCAATCTCTCGCATTGTGACTGACAGATATGGGGTAGAGGTTCTCACCCCCAGTGGTGGTATAGTAGTTGTAACGATCGCGGCGCCCACGTACCTCCTTACCATAGAGAGGGAGAGTCTCGTCACCATTCGTGATGAGGCCCATTTGTTGCATGTGACCGGGTTTATACTGTTTGATGGGCGGACCCCTAAATTCGGGTTCCCTGACGGGTGGGCGACGTGTCTGGACCGGACGTGCCTGGACAGGAACAGCCACTTCTACTGGAATCTCAACAACTTTGGGGTTGTACCAGTTATAGGCTAATATTCCGACAAGTATAACAAGAGTCAGAGTCATTATTTGAATCTTTTGTCTATTCTTCATATACTTATAGGTGAGGAAAAATTTTGCTGTTATATAGTATAATGCCAACTACCAAACAAATCCAGAACGCTAAGAAGAAATTAAAGAAAACTCCTAAGCCTTCAGGTAATAGCCCAAAAATACCAACAGCGGCCCTTCTCCGTCTCATCGCTGCCGACCCTAAGATTCGACGTAACAAGGAATTCATTAAACAGGTTCATCAGCTTTCGAAGAAGTAGATTTACGATCTTCATTTATAATAACAATCGCGTTTGTAACGTATTCAAACATATCAAAAATTTCATTAGTATTACGTCTCTCGAGTGCTTTTTTAAGTTTTTCGACATTGTACCCGAGAGAATGTTTTTCCTTTTCCAGGTTTTGAAGCTGTTCTTCAAAGTAATCAATTTTACCATTAATCACATTTGTCGTATGTTCTAAATTTTTATCAATTTTTTCAATTTGTCTCTCATAATATAATTTCTGTTTATTAAGGATTTGCTTCTTAACTTCGGAATCAGATTTATCAATCTGTACACCCAACCTTCTTATTTTTTCTTCGAAATCTTCAAATTCTTCAACATAATTTGCGTGATACAAATCACGATTATAAATAAGTTTTTTAATTTCTGCTCTAAGTTTCGTATCCATATTACTTTACTTTACTTTTTTTCCTTTAAGTATTTCTTTTACGTCCTCAAAAAATAAATCAAAATGTCCAAGTCTGTACTGAACAAATGCCCAAAGAACGAAAAACATAGTTTTCGTCATATTGTTGACTTGGTTTTCTTCCATCTTATATATAGGACCAACAAGTCTCCCCATAAATGTCTCATCTTTGTGTTTACCTGTAACCATCATTTCCGCTTGAGTCAATGCACATGTGTCGTCATTCACCGACCAATGATAAAAAATAAAGGGAATAACCATTGAGTAAAACTCTAGATTTCGTTTATTATTGGTGAATGGTACTATTAAAATAGCCAATAAAAATACAACATGAATCATAAATATAATATTCATATCTAATATACAATGGTAAAAGAAAAAATTGTATGGAATGATCAGCACGAAATTATATTACGACAATGGGGTGAGGCCTGTGCATGTTATAGGTTTATGCATCACAGATCATTTTTACTCTATAAAGATCTGAGTATGAAATTTACTTTACCTGTCATTGTACTTTCAACTATTACAGGAACGGCTAACTTTGCACAGTCTACACTTCCCCCTAGTATTCAACCCGCTGCACCATCGGTTATAGGTGGTTTGAATTTAATTGCAGGATTAATTG